CTTGCAGTTCCGTCAGCTAAGCCAGTAATTTTTTGGCTACCCATTGCAACCGCTCCGCTCAATGTTCCACCTGTTAACGGTAAATAATTTGATAAAGGAACGCTCAAAGTTGTTCCGTCATAAGTAAGCCCTCCGCTTAAAGCAACTGTCTCTCCTTGAGAAACTCCGTTGCTTGCAAGTGTAAATATGTTTGGAGAGGTAACAATAACAGTTCCGGCGGCGGTAGGATCTAACGACTCATTAATTTTTACTTGTGATCTGTGGAGGAGTTGGTTGTTGTGAACAATAGAAAACTCGAAGTCTTTCTGTCCTCTAGTAACAGCCGCAATCATGCCGGTTGTATTTAAAGCAATTGATGCTGACAAACCATTAAACGATGAGCCTTGATTTACACTGCTAAAAGATCCACCGGCAATTGATGCGACCGGCAATTGTGAAATAGATATAATCCATTGAGCTTTTGTGTCGCTGTCTCCGGTTCTAATTGATGTTACTTCAACACCTGAAGGTGGATCAACATTTTCTAGGTTTATAGAAGGCGCACCACCAATTGCACCAACTTTTTTCATAGTTAGTAAATATTTCCCAATGCCTATTTCATCAACTGTCAATCCACCGGCGATGTAAACAGGATAAACAGAAGCGTTAAAAGCTGATTCAATTGCTGAAGCTGTTAAATTTTCCAACTTTAGTTGTTCAGATTCATATAATGAACCTGAGACACTCCACGATGCTTTTATCAAACCTGTCTCTGGTGGTTTGGAAGCCGCACCAATAGCGACCGAGAGTTGTGCGTTTGTCAGTGTTTGTCCTGTTACAGCACCAGTATCACTTGCGACGTTGATTAAATAAATTTCAAACGTCGGCGCAAGTCCTCTTTCAGCTTTTAAAACTTCAGCCGCTGATGTTAATCGTCGACCTGTAAAGTCTTTATATAACTGTCCAGTTTGGTCGTCTATAATAAATCGGTGTGCCATTAGCTTTGTGATATAAATTTCATGTTTAACGCAATTGCGTTTGTTGATGAGTAACTGTTAAATTTTAGTCGTGCGTATTCTGCAAAGTAATCACTCGCTAAAATAAATTGGTCGTGATCGCTGTCGAGGTCTGTCCATCCGGTCGCATCGTGATTAAAATTTGTTCCGTCGTTTGATAATTGAACGATTCCAGTTATTGCTCCGTTTGGTGATGTGTTTGCTTTAATAGATAAAGCAAAGCGGCCGCCAACTCTCACCGCGTCCGTATATGTAGGAACGCCAGAAATAACATTTGTAGTTGTTAATGCTTCAGAATCTAAATCAAGACCGGAAGATGAAGAGGTCGACGCGCTGTTTGTACCTGCCGCCATTGCAACCAAAAGAGTTCCATCAATACCTCCTCTTATTGGACAAACTAAAAAGTCACCGGCGTCGTATGGTGTGACAACCCATGCTAGTTGTCTTTTGCAATTAATACGATCTGTTAAATTAATTGTGCCGGATGAACTTGTTGCTGACAAATATGGATCAGCCGCGCCGACATTCCAATCAGTGTTATCGGTTGGATTGCTTGTCCCGGTTTGAGTATCATTTATTGCGCTTGCCAGATTGTCAGCGGTTTCAGCTAGGCTTGATCCAATCTTTACATCACCAGAGGTTCCCACTGATGTTTTAAAAGTATAAGTGCTAATAAAACCAGTTAAGCCTATTTGAATATTTTCACCGTTGCTAGGTTGGGTTGATACTTTAACTGAACCAGTTGCAGCTGTTCCGTCATTAGAAAAAATGCTTCCAATTCCTTCAAGATTACTTGCTAAATCTGCTAAATATAAATCACTCCAAGAGGCCGCACTTAATCTTTCGACTTTTCCTGCGCTTGATGCTGACTGAACAACGACGCGAGCTGTTGTTGATCCGCTTGTTTGGCGTCCGTATATTGTTAAATTTCCGGTATCATCGGCATCGGTTGATCTAAAATAAATGCCGGTACCACTAGTATGTGTTTGGGTAAAGACTTGGTCGCCAGTAAATCTAATTTTATGAACACTCACTCCATATATTAAATTAATTAGCTTTTATGGATAGATCAGTCGCCCGGTATTGTTTCACCGGTTGAAGCAATTGGTGCAACTGGTTCGGTTCGATCTGGTGAACTTTCCCCTGTAATATAAGTTGGATTCTTGTTTGCAAATATTGAACCTTCTAAAAACCACCGAGTTCCGTCGTTTGTTGATGTATCTAAATCGCCATTGGCATCAAGTTTAATCCATCCGGAAAGAATGTTTGTTGTTATGTCACTGCCGTTTTCCGTTTCTGTCGGTGGAGTGTCTGAAGTTTGTGAAATAAATTCAGCCTCAGAAAGATAATAACTTCTTTTAGTTATTTTAACGTGTGCATTTGCATCATAACCGCCGCCATGATTGTGTTCATCAACTTTGAATGTGAATGCCCCTTCATGTGCAAAACCACCAACACCTTCGTCAAATGATAACCAAGTTAGTTTTAAATAAATGTAATTTGTTGCAGAATTTTCAAGCGTCAATTTTGGTGAAGGTGCCGCACTTAAAAAACTGTTTCCAATTTTTGGCTCGAAAGGAAATTGATTAACCATCGGCAAATGTTTTGAACTTCCAGAATCATAAGCGGCATAAACATAACCGGGACGAATACCTAACTGAATTACATATCTATTAACTCGATTGAAGTAAGGTTCAAACTGTGGATTAAACTCGTCCGCTCTCCAAATAATACGCTTTCCGTTACCAGTATTTTGAATGCCCGGCCCATCAAGGACACGTTCTTTATTAATCCAATCCCACAAGTCTTGAAGTTGTTTTTCGTGAATCTTCCATCCACCTTTTGGCCGTTTTGGTTTTCCTAACATTTTTAGTTTATGCCTTCTAAAAATACTTCATGGATTTCTGTTACTGAAAAGACACCGGCTTCTTCTGTATATGAAAAAGCTCCATCTGGTAACACCACAATATAATGTTTTCCTTCTTTTAAATCGTCTGCTTTTTTAGGATCGGCAAAGCCTTTGTCGTGATCTTCTTTTTTTATTGGAACGGGTGCAGGTATAGCGAGATAACTTCGAGCGTGTGCAGTATTAACAGCAAGAGGGCCTGTCGGTCTTGTGTTTGTGACATACTCCGCTGTCATTCTCTTGGCGTAATAAGTATACCAACATTTTAAATTTTGGGAATCTTTAGCAACTCGACAAAATGAAGCGTGTTGAGCTTCAAAGCTGTATGTTGTAACCGGCTTTTTTTCTGGATCTGTTGAAGTTTCAATTGTGGCACCTTCAAAGACAAGTGTCGCTGTTGAGTAAGCGTGTTCATCTTGTTTGATGTTTGGTGAACTGATTAAAGTGCAATGCTCAAACCCCGGTTCAGGACAAGCGGTTCCTTTTTTCCACTGTGACCGAAAGTTTAAAGCGGTGTTTGTTGGGCCTCGATAAATTAAAGTGACTGTATCTTTTCCATTATTATCAGCGGTGAAACTTGTTCCCCTTTGTTGAGTCCACTGAATGTTTCCTTTATAAATTGGCTTTGGCATTATCTCTCTGTCGTCCTTTCAACTAAACTCTCAAGAGCCTTCTTCATTGCCTCTTGTATTAAAACACTTTTGTCTAAACCTTGAATCCGTATGCCTCTCGATTGACTAACTGATCGACCTCTGCCAGAACCTAAAGTTGCGGCGGCTACAAATTGACCGAACTTTCCAGAGGTTTGACCTCCCTGACTACTTGCACCACGTCCGACATCACCGGCAAAGATTCCCATGTTGTCTAAAACATCAAACCGATTTCGCTCTTTGTTATTTTCATAAAGTGTTCGGCCTAAACCTCCAACATCTTGAGCAAATCCCAGTGCCGACTCTTTTAAGTTTCCTAATTTGTGAGGTGGAAAAGCATCCTTTAATTTATCAACCTTAAATCTTGAACCCAACAAGCCTCCCAGTTTTGCTTTAAAACCACTGAAGTCTTTTATGTTTTGTCTTTGCTCTAATTTTTTTGCTTCATTTTTTTGTTTTTCTTTTTCAACTCTTTCAGTTTCTCTTTCTCGTGCAATTCTTAAATCACCAGTATTATGACGCTCCATCAACCTTCTGTTTTCTGGAGTTTGAAAAAGACTATTGTAAGAATTAGCTCTCATTATTGATTTGCTTTGTTCTGAACTTACACCTCCTCTTTTCCAATAATCTGGATCTCTTGAAGTAATATCTAAATCCGGTCTTCTAAAAGCGGCTCCAATACTTGAAAACAGTTTTTCCATGCCAATAAACGACTGACCTAGTTTTACTGTTGTGGCTTGTTGCATTCTTGTTATAGCATCATTAGCCGCTTCCATTTGTTTAACTTGTTCGCCTGTTAAAGTTTGAACGTCTCTAGTTAAATCATTAATGCCTTCAGAACCTAATTTTAATAATGGCAAAAGCTCTCGTATTTCCGTATCGAGTAAACCCATTAAACTCGCAATGCTTTGTTCTGTGCCTCCAAGCGCATTGAAGGCATCAGCTATTCCCATAATTTTATCCTCCGGCGATAATTTAGCAAAAGACTCGACTTCAATATTTAACTCTCTAAATCTTTGGGCTTGTGTTCCTGTTGAGTTTTGAAGAGCTTCACCAGTTCGCCTTTCTAGACGAGTCATAATTCCCTGAAGTTGCTCAATACTTGCGCCAGACAGATCGGCCGCAACTGAAAGTTTTTGCAAAGACTCCGCAGACATATTCATTCTTGTCGCAATCTTTCCAATTCGATCGAAATAATTTACTGTTCTGGTCATTCCGGCAGAGATACCAATACCGGCAAGCAATCCACCCATTTTACTAATAACGGCACCAGTCTTTTTAGCCGCGCTTTGGACACGTTTTACTTTCTTTTGAAATGGTCTGTCGTCACCATCAAAGACTGTTGTAAGTTTGTTTTTTCTAGTTGCCATTATCTCATTAATCGTTTGATGCTTTTAACCATAAACTGTTTATTAATTTTTTCGATTTGCCTGTTTGCGTAATCCATTTCACGTCTTGAAACTTCAGCCATTGCTCGAAGCATTGGCTCATAACAAACCTCACCAGATCCATCAACGTTGTTGTGTGCAACTGCTCTCATCTGGCCACCTTTAGACAAAGTTCCGTATGATCTTGATGCGCTTGCTCCCGGAATAAGTTTTGCTTTTTTAGTTCTTAAAACTTTTCCAAGCTGTTGAGCAGGTTTTAAGAATCCGGCGGCCATTGCTCCAATAGCTCGACGCCTATCGTTAAATATTTTTAAAGCTTGATTGTAGTTACCTTGACCTCGTGGATGAGCCGCATGACTTCCATGCTTTCTCGAAACCAAAGCATGAAAAAAACTAGCTCTTCCAGTTGCTCTTTTTCTAGCTTCTGATATGCCTTTAAGTTTAGGTCTGGCGGCTTCACCTAGAAAACCTGATTTCCTTGCTCTAGGAGTGTACTTAACCGCCCACAAACAAGCTTGTCGTGCAAAGTGATTACATATTTCGTCGTGGCTCATGTCCCTTTTGACGCTTCCATATTTTTTCATCGATGCGTTAAAAGCACGAACTTCTCTTCTATTTTTTGCGGCGGCCTTCACTTTATCATAATACCCTTTAAAACTTTATTGGATAGATTCGGCACTTGAATTACCTGCTATATCTTCAAAGCTTTTCTCGCCTATCCTCGGCGTACTAAACTTAACCCCCTGACGAGCTAAGTCGATGCTCTGAAGTTGCAAGCCTTGAGCATAAGGCAATCGACCAAGATAATAATCAACCGAGTGTCCGGGAAGTACACGCGCTAATGATGCGGTATATCCTGCCGCATTACTTACTTTCCCGGCGAGCCGGAATCCTCCTCGTCGTCATCATCATCTGCAAGCGACTCTTGTGAGGCTGTAACACTTTCAATTAAATGAGTTACGATTTCACCGGCTTCAGCAAGTGCTGTTGATCCCGGTTCGACTCCTAACTTTTCAGGAGCTTCTTCAAAGTCTCCGAACACCTCGTCTTGATTGCGTCGATATTTTGAACGCAGTTCTTTGATTTGTTGCTCGTCATGAGTAGCAATCCAAAGTGCTAGAGTAATCTGTTCCGACTCGCACATTTCGCCACTTGATTTAATCATTGGCAAAAACAAATACCAATGTCGAAAAGACCAGAAAAGCGGTTTGCCTTTCCACTCCATCGAGTCGCTATCTTCAAATGCGTCGTCGGGATCTAATTCGGTGATTTCTGGTTTTGTGAATAAGCTCATTTTATGCGTTCCATTTTTTGGCGGTTTTCTTTGCGTCTTTAGCAATTAAAAATCTTTTCTTTCCTTTTTTAACATAGAAATAAGGAGTCACTTTACGCCACCATTTGCGAATGATTTGACGGTTACCAAGTGCGGCGCGGTGGTGGCTCATAATTGCAAGCGGCAACTGTGCTTGTATTTTGCGACGCAATAATTCGTCGTCAATTTCTTCAATTAATTCGTCGAGCTTTTCGTTAGCGTCTATCGACTCAAATCCCCCGGCGAGCTTGTCGGCAGGAATAGGCGAACCGTCGTTGTTTGTAAACGTGCTTGATGATCTTTCAAGATGGTAAAGAACTTTTCCCGGTACACCAGTTCGATAAGGACGGTCGTCGGTGTAGGTGTTTGTGCAGGGACTATCTTTTGAAGGGGTAACACCGCAAGCCATTAACGCCGCGGCAAGATCTGTTGAGCCGGTTATATATTGTCCGCCTCGCAGGTTATTAATTTGATCTTCTTTCAACTCAATCTGGCCCGTAGGCAATTAATTAATTTTAAGATAAACCGGGATAACTTATCGCCGTTAATGACAGCGTCCTAAAACCATCTCGACTTTCTGAATATGAAATATCTTCTAAATAAAAACCCCCGGCTGAAACTCCTGCATAAGCTGTGTCCGCTGTGGCATCTGATCCAATTGGATCGGTTAATTTTGCATTAGCTACATTAGCAAAAACTATTGCTGTTCCATATTGAGAAAGACACATTGAGCCATTTGCATCTTCACTGCTGACCTCTCCAGAAAGTGAAATTGTGATTGATGGATTGAAGTTGTGAGCAAATCCACAAACAGAACCATTCTCGTCATAAGCTAATGCTTTCTCGTCTGATATACTTGTATCAAAAGAATCGATCTTGATACCGGCTTCAGCGTTGGCTACTCCTTTTTGCATTCCGGCGGCTCCGGTTCCGACATATGTTGGTGATGGCATAATATAAAATAATAGGTTTAGTTAAATTGGATAGATCAAGAAGCTGTAAGTCCTAAACTTGCGCTGAATCTAAAAGTTCGGATTCTTTCGTTTGCTGTTGGATTGTATTCAAGCTCACCGTCGTAAAAGACCGAACCGGTCATACACAAAAGTCTTCCATTTGTAATTTGTGTTTCAATGTCTCCGGCTCCGTCTCCAAGTGCTGTTTCAATCTCAAGCATAGTTGAATCAGTGCTTTCATCATCTAGGTCGCGTGGATCTAATTCAACGTCTACTGAGCAACTCCACCAACCTGAGCCGGGTATATCCTCCTCGTCTCGTATAACTGTAATTACAACAACCGGAGCCTCTTGGTCGATTCCCTCGTCCTCGATGGTATGACCGGTCAAAATATTTACGTCCGGCACTTGTGAAACCTGCGCCTCGATTAGTGTTTTAATTCTGTTCTCAGCAAAAGATTCAAGAACTGCCGGTGTTGTTACAATGCTCATGGACTAACTAAATGTATACGATATGCAAACGCTTCTTCTTCAACTCCTTCATCAGCTACGACGCAAACCCAATTGTCTAGACTCGCTCTAGTCCCGGCAACGGGTACAGTCGGCAAGTCGCTTTTCAATACTCCGACTATTGCTTTACGAATGCCACGCTGTCGACCTCTTCGCTGATCTCCTAAGTTTTCAATGGGATCAACAATTAAAGCGTCAACTGTTACTCCTTGAATAGTTAGTGATGATGAACCGTTTCGCTTTGCAAATTCGAACTGCGCTTTAATCGCTGTCGCAATTGCGTTGCTCATTATCTTTCAGCGTCGACAGGTGGCTTTGCTTTAGCAACTTTTTTAGATGAAGCTTTTTTCTTTGATTTGCCTTCAACAGCATTTCCAGAATAAAGCAACATTGAAGCGGCTTGAGGTGTGACTTTAATCGTCGCTCCTGCCGGTTGGCGTTCACCGTTGGCAATACACCCATTCACAATTGTTACTTCAACAGTCTTATCTTCTTCAGATGGTTTTCTAGCTCTTGGCATTTTGTTTTTAGTTGTTCAAGATAACCCCGGCAGAAATTAATCTGCCGGAGTCAAACTTGATAATTTAATTATGCGTTTGTGCAGAATGAAGCAGGCTGACGAACATCGCCATCTGCCATAATGTTAACTGTGTAAGTCAACATCCTCTTCTTAGCATTTGAATACGGATCGACAACGAGGTCGATTCCATCAAAGATACACATTATATAATCGTTGAAATTTCCGAAGAAAATATCGTTGGCCGCCGCGTTAGATGTGCTGTGCGCGGCATAACCGAGAACAGTATCAGATGCAACATCCCAGAAATAATTTCCAGTGGATGAGTCAATTTGTGTTTGCTTTAAATAGCTCGCAATTGCCGGTGTTGTAATCCAAGCAAGTGAACCAGTTAATGCATTTCCGGCGTCAACGTCTTCGATGAACTCAAAGATTTCAGCTTTAGCAGGTGCGGCCGCTGATGAGATTGTTGATGTTAAAACATCAGTTGCTCCGTCAATGCCTTGTGGTTGGTTTGTTCCAGATCCTTGAAGGACTGATTTATCAAGACCAACTGCAATAGATTGATTCAAATCATCTCTGATTAAAGAATCAACGTCTGGCAAACCTTGAACCAATAGTTGCTTTGAAACATCAATTGTTGTTCCTAAATGATTAGGTACAAGAGTAATGTTAGCAAACTGTGGTGCGTCAGTTGTGAACGCTGTTGTAGCTTCATCGCCTATCCAAGCCGCAACAGATGCGCTTGATTTACGAGGAATGACAACGTCTTGAGTTGCTCCGTTTATAACTCTGATTCCGGCTTGAACCGTAACCATGTTAGGACGAAGAACGTCAACAAACTCACCGGCGCGAAGATCGCTTCCGACTAGCTCCGGGCCATCCGTTGCTGATCCGTCTGCACTTAAAAGAACGTTATCACGTTTTGCGTTACCGCTTAATGCTTCAGGAGCAACGAAGAATCCATCCGCGCTTCGATTACAACGACTAGAAATAGCGTTTGAAACTTCACCCTCAAGACCACTTACACTGCGCCCTTCAGCGAGTTCAAGCATTGCCTTCGAGATTGAATAACTTCTTTGCTCTTTCTTACTTAATCCAATGTCGCCTTCAGTTTTTACACCGACGTTTGCATTCGATTCCTTCAGTTTCTTAATAGCCGCACTTTGAACAGCTTCGACAGAGCGTCCGGATCTGAGTTCACTGATCGCCCATTGTGCGTCACCGACTTCTTCACCAATTGCCATTATAGCATCTGCTCTTTTGTCGAAAGACTCTTGACCGGCTTTTATACCGCTCTCGATTGCTTTCTCCTGTGCAACTTCATCAATTTGATTTTCCATGTTAATGAATATTGTTTTGTGTTGTTGTTTAGTTTCGGTTTCACTTATTGGCTCTGCTTCAGATTCCTCGATCGTGTCATTGATCTCGACTTCGTCAGTTGTCACACTGCCGAGGTTGGTTTCGTCACTTCGCTTTTGTGAAATCATTTTTTGAGCCTCTTCAAGACTCTTAAATCCTCTTATCTGCGCTTGGTTATCTGCGCCGATTGGAACAAGTGAAGCCTCTTGAGCTTCCCATTGTGTCCTAATGTTTAGTGGGCCGACGTACTCTTTGCCGTCGATGGTTTGCTTTTCACCTTCATTTAAACGGATGGTGTGGTCTTCAGAATATCTATAACCAACGGACATTTCATTTATGTGTCCCTCTTCAAGTTTGGTTTGAACGTCTGGCTCAGTCTTTGAAACTTCTATTTTTCCGTCGACAAACTTATAAGGAACATCTTTTTCCCCTGCTTCGTTGACTCTTAAATCAACAAATGAACCAAGAACATTACGAACTGAATCAGTGTTGTGCGTATCAAGAAGCTTAATGGTCAATCCTCTGGCTTTCATTCCAGACATAAGAATAACCTCCGGCACAAACTCGCCACGCTCCCAGTCAAACATTTGAACCGCTTGCTCAGTTGTCAATATTCCACGAGGAACACCGTCACCTTCTGCTCTTTCAATTGTAAATGTTCTGTAACCTGTTTCCATAATAACTAATAAGCTGATTCGCCGGTTTCCGATAGATCAAGAGGCTTCATTAAACATTCAGGAACCGGCAAACCGGCTTTTTCAAATGCTTCGACGTCTCTTTTCCGCTCTGCAATTATTACATCAAGCGATGCACCAAGCCTTTCTTTGACGGCGCGGCTTAATGATGTGGCTCCAATTTCTAGTTCAGTTTTGAGCGCGTTTATTTCTTTTGCAGGATCTACCCACTCAAAACCGGCACCGGTAAACGAACTCTTTGCAAAGTTTGCAAAGTTGCTTGCCGGAAGGCGAATCGCTCCAGTTCTCATTGCGGTACTCAACCACGAACGAAAAATTGGCTCCTCTTCGTTTTCAACATTTAAGCGTCGATAACATTTAGTTAAAGCTTTGATGTTTAGTTTTGATTCTCTAAGTGATGAATAATTAACACCGCCATAATCTTGAGCGAGCGTTGGATAGCTCATCAACAAACCGGCGGAGACACCTTTTAAAACTCCAGAACGAAAGCCGTCATAACTTGCGTTTGGATGAGTCGGATTTAAAAGCGTCGCCTTCTCTCCCGGTTCTAGTTCCCACTTGCCACCCGGCGTTAATTCTTGGTCATAGTATTCATCGCCTTCATACGGCATCGAGGAGTCGCGTTCAATTGCTACTGTTGAGCTTGCTGATATCCTTGCGGCTATTGATTCCGCTTCTTCATACTTTTCAAGGTGTCGGAGTTGAACAATTGCACTTGTTAATAATGGATCTGAATGTGATGTCTCTGCGCGGTTTCTATAAAATCGATGAATGATCTGATCGGCAGGAACGCGAGTTCTTCTTTTGCCATGTCTTTTATAACTCTCGCCCGGATGATCTCCTAATAAATGATAAGCAACAGGCTCGTCAAAAGAGTTTAATTCTTTACCCATGACAATCCGGTTCCCATTGTCCATCTTGTTGACGTTGTAATCCGCATCAAGCCGGTCAATCTCCAGAACTCTTAGGCTAAAATTGTAATCATTATCAAAGCCTCGAAGCTTTTGAATTAAAATGCCGCCATCTCTTGCGACTGACCTTTCTGTTAATGCTTTCAATTCACAATAGCTCATGTCTTTAGACGATGAACAGTTGCGTGGCTTCTTCCATTCTTCCCACGCCTCCTCGATGACTTGTCTTGCGCCTTCGTCTTCTCTTCCACTCGCATTAGTCGCCAATGACTGAAACGTATATCCAGAGCCGACGATATTAGTAACCCATTCATTTAAAAATCTGACGACATAAGGATTCGACCTTTCAAGATCGCGAGCCATGTTTCGCAACCGTTGAATCCCTCCTCGCATTTCAGAGTTGCCATTTGTTAAAGCCGCCACCCATCCCTCTTGTAATTGCTCTGATGTGACTGCTGAATAACCACGCTTGCCGCCTTTAGTTTGGCGCAATGTCATTTTTCCGTTTTTTGGATTATATAAATATTTTGAAGCCATTATCCTCTAAGAATTATTCTGCCGTTGCGTCGTCGTTTGTTATCTGTAAGCAATCTTTTTTGTTTATACTCGCGATTGACTCGCATTTGAAAGCGATCAAGCATCCGTTCCAGTTCGATGGCCGGAACTTTTGTAATGTCTTGACCGAGAATCGAAATAGATTCTTGAACGTCCTCAAGTCGGTTTTCAATTGCGGCTTTAACTAGCCTCAAACACTTCTCATTGTAACTCTCAACGAAAGCGGCTTCTGGATTTGGGCGGATCTCGATTGATCCAGTTTGAACAGTTTTTGAAGTTGTTGTTTTATTAACTCTTATGGCCCATGACCATTTACCCGGCTCCATCAACGCGCATTCTCCGGCGGTAATAGTAAAAACAAATTTAGTTCCGGAAGCTGTTCCAATTACCTTAACAGGTTGATTACCCGGCTTTTGAAAGATTGAGATGGCTTCCCATGAGTCGTTTGCAGGGTAATCAGAATAGTCAGATTCCCACGAGAAAGAATCGCCTGCGTGAATTGTTGTTTTTGGAGCAGTATCAGCCACAAATTAAAATAGTGCCGACCGGCTTTTGCGATAGATCAGGACTTCGCAACTTTTAAAATTCGTATTCGCAAACCAGAACCAGTTTTGTATTTATCAATCAAACGCTTTCTCTCCATTAATACTAAATTTCGGCGACACCATCTTTCGCTTGTTAGTGACCGGGATCTAATTTCTTCAATCGAGGTATGAAAATCAGTCGATTCACAAGCAACAGCAATTTCTCTTAGTGCCAGATAAGTTGATAAAGTCGCCGGTGTTGATTCGGCAGAGCGTCGCAATATCTCAATAGCATCTAAATCAATGGTGATCTTTCTCATAAAGTGTCCAGAGGCATTCTTGACTTTCGGCGGACTCTATTCTTTGCCGCTTTGTTCAATCTTTTTAAAAAACCAAACGCGTCAATGTCTGGAATCCCTAGAGCGTTGATTGAAAGAAGTGGTGCGCCTGATTGCCAATAAAGAGCAAGCTCATATAACCCGGTTGTCGTCATTGGTGTATTAAAACCACCGACAAGCTGTTTTCCTTTGCCTTTATATCGAAACGCAGACTCGTCAATATAACCATTCTCGTCAATGTATTCATGGTCGCGAGCAATAACGAAATCCTCGCGAGCTTGTATTAAAATGTTTAGATGCAAACGTTCTTCGCCGCTTAAACTCTTTTCAAGGCTTTGCAAACTTTCCATTAATTAAATCCTCCAATGAAACCACGACCGGGACGTTTGCGCGTTGGCCTTTTTGTTTGTGGGTTTTGTTCCTGCGTTTTCTTTTCAAGGTTTTCTTTTATCCTGTCAAAGCGTGGTCGGATTGCTTGCATCGCGGCGTATGAATAAACGAAAGTGTCGAGAGGCTCATTGCGTTTTGAATTTGGACAAATGTATCTAGTGAAAACTTCTCCTCGATAGCGTTCTTCTTTTCCATACTCTGCCGTCAGTCCTTCAATGAATTGCGGCGTCGCTGATTTATTTAAATGAATAAACCCCGGAGGGAATGAAACACCGTCATTTGGTGGATCTAATGTCAGTCGCCTATATAAAATGTCTTTCGCTTGGTTAACTCCTACCGGATAAATTTGTGCTTTGGGATTGTGTGCTAATCTCATCTTTCCCAATATTGGAGCGTTGATTGTTGGCGATCCCTGACACGCCGCAACGCCTAACTTTTGCTTTGAAAACGTGAATGGCAAAACGTGTTGATCCCAATGACCGGCATCCACAAACACACGCGAACCGGCTTCGAATAATGCTAACTCTGTTCCGAGTGGATGCGGATAACGACAATTAGCTAAAACTCTTTCAAGCTCTGACCACGTTCCCGGATCGTCAGGTGCGCCATTAACAATAATATGATCTAGCAACCATGATTCTTTATTGTCGCCCCATCCGTAAACACTAGCCTCAAGCCATCTCTTTTGAACATCTACCCCGGCGGTCAAAATCAAAACGCCTTCTGGCAACATCACTTTAGGTTGATAATCCTCTATCCTTTGAAGTAACCTGTCTGGCTCCGGTGCTTCAACTCTTTCTGGTTTGTAAGGATTAGCGTCAAAGGTATTTACAAAAACATGACGCGCTCGGTCTGGATTGTCAGCTTGCTCAATCTCGATTTCTTTTTGAGCTATCCAGTGAAGATGATTTTTAAAACCTTTTTGAGTTGGGTGCGGGGACATCATTCCATTTCCCCAAAACCCGGCAACACCATTAAACTTTTGGCTTGGTTTCCAATAACCTTTCAAAACCATTTGCCGACGTTGCTTATCATCTAAATGACATCCATTTACTGGACACTCGATATATGCGTCTTGAGGTTTAGATTCTGAATATTTAACGTGTTCCCTAAGCATCACAAATTCCTTTTCGCATTCCGCGCAAGGTGTAACCCATTTGCGAAAATCTGATGTTTCCATTAATTGCGCGATCCGGCTTTGTCCCTCTTCAGACGGATAACTTGCGGCAATCCTAATTGTGTCGCGGTACTCACTTCCACGCATCCAAAGAATTGAAAGTTGGTCACCTTCATCTCTACGACCTTCGCTTGCTTGCAATGCGTCAACCTCATCAGCAAAAAGCAAGTTTCCTTTTGCTCGTCGAAGCTCACCGGGAGCGTTGCCGCCAAATATATTAATCAAGCCACCCGGAAAGAGTTTGTGGAGTATTGTGTTGCTTGAGTTTCGGCGGCCACCACGCACAAGCCATTGTAAACTTGGAGTCGATTCAAACAGTTCTTTTTCGAGAGTTTCTTTTGACCATTTTTCAGCTTGTGACGTTGTCGGATACAAAGCCAATATCTTTCGTGGAGCTTCATCAATTGAGTGACCGATTATATTCATACAAACCTCAGTCTTTCCCAATCGAGAGGCTAATTGAAAAACCGTAATTTGAACCTCTGGATCAAACGGCGTTTCCATCATTTCTTTTTGATATGGTGCAAACTCAAACCGGTAGCGTTTACCTCCCTCCATTCGACGAACCTCTTCGCTCCATTCAGTTACCGGAATGCTTGCTCGATAGCGATGACACCGGCGGTTAATCTGGTGAGCGGTATTAACGAAATTAGAATAAGAAGCTTTCACTGTAGCAGTTCCTCCTTCCATTTGTTTCCATGATCTCTAATCGAAGTGAAGATGTCCTCTTTGCGACTTTCGTCCATGTCGCTGTTTCGAATAATATTCGAAATTCCAGAGAGCAGTTTGTTTTCTGCATCGAGTATTAAATCAACGTCACAAAGTTTTCCTTCTAGTTTTTCGGCTTGTAACCTTTTTAATCGAGTGTCCTCAAGAGCCAATTCAGTTCGTGCGGCTGTTAATGACTTTCCTGAACCTGCGGCTTCATCTCTTTGTTCTCTTAACCATTTGCAATAACTTGAAACTGATTCAATAGGATCAAACTTTCCACGACCGACTTTTGGAATAACACCGCCTCTCGCGTGTTCATTTACTGTTTTAGGAGTAACCCCTAAAATCTGAGCAACCTGTGTTGTGTTCCATATACCTAACTCACCCTCAGAGCTTTCTCTTGTCGCCATTGAATCAAGAAACTCAATGTCGCGATCTGTTAAGACTTTCCCGGCAGACGACTTTTTAACAATGTTCGCCAGATTTTGCGCGTCGATTTTTGCGCGTTGCTCTTGAGTTAACTGCGCCATTATAAAAGTTTAGGCTCTTTACCAGTTGCCTCATGCCACCTCTCAATAGCGATTGCGACATATCCGGCGTTGAGTTCAATAGCTCGACACTTTCTTTGTAAGTTTTCGCAAGCCATTATGGTTGTTCCAGAACCGGAGAATGGTTCATAAACTAAGTCACCCGGCGCGGAGTTGTTTCTTATTGGTCGAGCCATGCACTCAACCGGCTTTTGTGTTGAATGTCCGGTTTCTGATTTTTGAGGTTTAGGAATATCCCAGACCGTCGATTGAGTTCGGTCGCCTTGCCAGTTTGCTTGTTTACCTTTTCTTACAACGTACCAACAAGGCTCATGCTTTGGATGATAATGGCACCGGCTAAACGCGAGTTGGTTTTTATTCCAAATTATTTGTGAGCGAATTTCAAAACCTAACTCCTGTAAGTTTCTTGCAACAATATCTGCTTTGACATAAGCGTGATAAACATAAGCAACGTCACCCTCAAAAAGATTCCAAGCTTCTGACCAATCAGCATTATCATCGTTTAAAACTTTTCCAGTTGCGCGACCCTCAAAAAATTCCAATGTTTCATTTCGCCAATTGGCGTCGTAATTAACACCATACGGAGGATCGGTGACCATCAGGTTAGGCTTCTCATCACCTAATAATTTGCTTACAACCTCTTCAGAAGTTGAATCTCCACAAATGATTTTATGCTCTCCAAGTTGCCAGAGTTGACCTTCTTTAACCCCCCACTTGTCTTCTAACTGATCGGCAAGTTCCTCATTAATTTCTGAGTCTTCTTCTCCTTCATCGATGCCAATGTCTTTTATTAAACTTTCCAAATCTTCAGAAGTAAAACCTGCAAGCTCTGCTGACAAACCTTGAGCTTCTAGTTCGGCAATTAGTTCGGCGATTAAAGAGTTATCAGCTTCCGCGAGTTCGGCAATTCTGTTGTCCGCTACAAGGTGAGCATATTCGTCGGCTTCGTTTTCAAAGTCTTGAAAGTCTACCGGAACGGATTCAACTTTTAAATGCAATGCGGCTTTTAATCTTGCGTGACCGGCGACAATAAAATTGCTTCGTCGCGATACGACAATTGGGTTTCTCCAACCTTGATGATTAATGATTTTTGCAAGCAACCGGATTTGCTCTTCACTATGTTCGTTCGGATTCTTTGGATGACCGACTAAACTTTCTGGTTCTTTTAATTCTGTATATTCGCAGTGTATCTTTGACATTTTTAAAACTTTTTTATGTGTACTTTTAATATTGATTAATCATCGTAATTTTTGAGAAAAGTGCGCTTAGGTTGCCTTATTTGTAAATCGCTTGGTCGTGTTCATTTTTGGTGTTACAACGCCGCCTAGTTTATTTTAGTTATTTGGAACCCCTATACAGAACGACACAGCTAGCTTTTATATTTAACGGCACC